GAAACGAAGGAGTGAAGAATAATGGAAAAATTTTATGTAATCGACTATGACAATGGAGATATGAGAGCGGGGTATTTTAATAGTGGTGTGGAAGCATTAGAATACGCTAAGGGTTTAAATGTTGAATATGGGTACGCAATTTATGAATACGAGAGTGAAGAAGAATATTTTAATGCCAATTATGAGGATGATGATTGATGGAAAATAAGATAAAACCGCATGAGATTTATACCGCGCTAATGATAATAAAAATGGTGTGCGAAGAAAGTGTTGAATGTTCTCGATGTCCGTTAAAATCACCAAATCATGACTTTTCCTGTGGGATTAGACCTACGCCAACCCTTTGGAAAATAAAGGACTACAATGAATACAACGCATTTCAATGATGAGGGTCTAATATTGTTACAGGCAGCAATATTAGAACGGGCCATATATGATTATAAAATAGAATTAAAGTGTGACAGCGGACATAGACTTGAAAAATGGTTTCTATCCGAATGGGGGCAAATGTTGTCAAGAGGGCACGGCGAACAAATTATAGAAAGGTGTAAGAGAGAGGTCAACTATGACAAAGAAAGAATTGATTGAATGCTCAACGGAATTTAACAACAGTCTCATTAAGATTATGAATTGTTATGATAAAGCAATACGCACTGCGCACAAATACTACGCGAGTGTCCAAGGGTGTGATTTTTGTTTGAACGGTGAACAACTTAAGGTATATCACAAACTCGGTGTTAAGCTTAATATATTATTTTGCCCAATGTGTGGGAGAAGGTTGTGATAAATAATTATAAAATAGCGCTCAAAAGGGGGTAAGAAATGAAGTATACCAAACATATGATACCCGAAGACATGTATGATGTCAAATCGCCTTATTATATGAACCCTATAGGTATAACAATCCACAACACAGCAAACGACGCACCGGCAATCAATGAAGCCAAATGCCTGCAAAATGACCCGAATGAAGAACGAAGCTTCCATTTTGCGGTTGATGATTGTGAAGTTGTTCAAATATTACCGTTAAATAGAACCGCATGGCACGCGGGGGACGGACACGGTGACGGCAATATGAGGACAATAGCAATAGAAATTTGTTGGTCAAAGTCTGGGGGTGAAAGATTTGAAAAGGCCGAACAGAACGCCGCACGATTATTAGCGTTGTTGTCTTATTACAAATTTGGAAGGGGGGTTAAAGAAGTCACTTACACACATCAACACTGGTCTGGCAAATATTGTCCACACAGAACATTAGACTTAGGTTTAGAGAGGTTTTTAAACATGGCAGAAGATTTTTACAAGGAAATTTTAGAAAGACAAAACAATATCACATCAAAGCTTGCAGAATTTGATGGTGCATTACAGTATGTGATAAGCGAAACAAACGCGTTGGTTGATAATTCAGACCGCATGATGTATTGGTTAAAACGACATGTAATACCTAAGGATGTCACACCCGAAAATTACGGGGAGTTAGCCGAGGTTATAAACGCATTGTATAAAGATGGCGTTGTAGTCGGTGAGGGTGATGAAGTTTTGTCTATGAATTATGACACCGTAAGAGCAATTGTAATATGCAAACGAATGATTGATAATTTAAAGAAAGAGGTATTAGAGTAATGAACGTATGTTTTTTTGGTGGGAGATTGGTTAAAGATTTTGAAAAAAGAGAGTGTGCAGACGGGTCTAAGGTATTAACAAATTCATTAGCAATAAAAAAATCCCAAGATAAAACCGTATTTGTTGACATTGCGATATTCACAACAAAACTATGTGAAATAGCAGAAAAATACCTTAAAAAGGGTGACTACTGCGTGTATGAATGTGAATTGTCAATTAGTGAGAAAGATGGAAAGAAATATGTTAGTGCCGTAGTCAAAAACATCATATTCACACAAAACAATAAAAAGAAAGAGGAATAATCCTCTTTCTTTTATATTACAGTCTGTGCCACGAAATTTGGCGCGTTAGTAGAAGCCCCAGAGCCTTTAACATAGCTAAAAAAAGCAAGAACCCCGGTCGAATTAAACCCAATTTCGAACCACCTTTCGCTGTCAAGTGTTGGCGAATCCAAAGAAGAAAGCTGTTTGAATATGGGAATACAAATACATCTGCTTGCCAAAGTATCCCCAACCCAAGCCGATATTCCATTAGCCAAAGTTTTCAGACTACTTGAAGTAAACACCTCATATCCACCGCTTGGTAATTCGTCTTGTGAAATTGAACCATAAATAATCAACCCAGTTTTATCAAATCTAACAGTAATTTGAGTTAGAACGGCGGGGCCTCCATTTCCGGTCAACACAATCGGCGTGAATTCGCTCGAAACCTTGCTATCCACATAGGCCTTTGTTGCCGCGCGGTCTGCTGGGCTTCCGGGCAGCAATTCTTGTGTTAATGTGATATAGGGTGTCACAAACCCCGTATTAAAATCACTTTCAATTTTATTCACCCGCGTTGTAAGGGAAGAAATTGACGAACTGAACGAGGACACCTCGTCGCCAAGGTCGCTAACTTGCCCTGCCAGCTGTTGCATAGTTTGCAATAAACCGTTAATTTGTGTTGTGAGCAGTTGGATTTTTTCCGCGTCAGCGCTCAGCGAATTGTTAATAGAAGTAATTTGAGAATTGATAGAAGTGATAGCTTCCGAATTTGCGGCGATTAACGCCTCATCTGCGTTAATCTTGTCAATTATTTCATTGACCTCATAACAGATTTTTGATAGCGCCTCATAATAGCTCAGCGAATCGTCATACGTCGCCGGTAGTGTTTGATTCATAATTAGATTTAGTTTTTGTAACATAATTTACCCCCATAAAGTAATAAAATATTCGTTGAATTCGTCTAACATGAGTGAATATATATTTTTTATTTCCTCTCTAAACAGTTTAATTGCCTTTAAATTGTCTTCACCGCGAATCGTTTCAATGTGTTCTAACTCATAATTTTTTGTCACAGTTTGGTTGCCAGTGTTTGAAGTTGTAACAGTCCCCGTATTTGTGGTAGTTTGGCTGTTTGTCCTATCGTCCACGGTTGCCGTGCTTAAATAGTTCAAGTTTTTAACGTCTGTTAATGATCCGTTAGGCGTGTCAGAATACGCACTTGTATAGTCTTCTGAGGCTTCGGTTGCCGTGGATAGGTTGTTGGTTGTTGTACCCCCGGTTGTGGTGTCAGTGCCGGTTACATCATTTATTCTGTCGGTATATCCGGGCGAAGTCAAGAAAAAATCAAAATTTTTGAGCGTTGAAGACGACAAATCATTATAATACGGTATAACTTCTCTTAAATGATTATTTATCTCATATTTCCACCGCGCAAATGTTTCAAAACCAATCTCATGAAATGCGAAATGGTTTAAAAACAGTGTTTCAAAGGTGGTTATGGACAGAGGGCTATCAAGAGACAAATCGCCATCAAATATCATCGGTATGGCTTTTGCTATGTCTTTTTTAAGCTGGGTTAATGACGTGTCTGTCGACCCAGCAAGCGAGCCAATTATGAATCGTAGTTCTGTTGTGTATTTTGACAATCACCATCACCCCCATAATTATATTCAACGTCAACATTCAATCCAAACATTTTATTTATTTTTTCACATGCTTGTTTTCGCATTGATATAAAGGACGTTCTGCTCGCCAGCACACCACCCATCTGGCGTTGAACCTCGTCGGTTATCATACGCTCCTTTTTCGTTTCACTAATGTTTGTAACGCCTAAAAACGTTAGAGCCTCATTCCATATTTTCGTTTTCAGCTCATACAATTCAGGGGAAACAAACGGTGCACCTAAAGACATTGAAGATATAGAATCGTCTTTAAATTCATCTTCTTTGAATATGACGGGCACATTTCCATCATAATTTTTATAAGCGTTTAAAACACTCAATTGCTGTTTTTTATTCGCTTTAAGTGCTATTGGGGTTTTTTGAGTGTTGATATTTATTTGAATTGTAACGTCTATATTGGCCAATTTTTTTGAAAAATTTAAAATGTGCTGTACAGACGGCGTTCTAATATAGTTATTAAACACTATTACACTGTTTTCAATTGTCAGGTTTTTATTATATCCGTTAGTGGCATATGCTCTGCGCTTAATTGGCACATTATACACATTCCATGACCCAGAAATAGCGGTATTCAGGGAAAGAAGTCCCATGACATCATCTTCAAAGACAACAGCTTGCCCCTTTTCAAACAAAGTCAATTCTAAAAATCGTGTGTCAATTGAATCCGGGAACCCAGTCCATTTGAAACGCGAAACTGCTATATCAGTCAATCGTTCTACATAGTAATTATATGTTGTGTTCGTGTCTACTATAGAATCATAGAATCGTTTACGCTCGTTTCTTGGTAGTGATATGTTTTTCATGTTTTAACCCCATTATTTTGTGAATAATCGCCGAATGTTGCCGTAGACTTCCAAAACGTCATACCCCGGTCAAGAGCCTCTTCAAACACGCGCTTTGTGTCGGCGGGTGCCGAACCCGTCACATGAATGTTTGAGGTTTGAACATAGTTAAAGGCCGGTCGGCTTGATATGTTTGGCTTTTTAATGGTGTTAGTTGCATAGCCAAAACGAGTGAAATAATCGTCAACACTCTTTGCGGCAGAATAACGAATTGAGCAGTTATAAAAATTAAAAACTCCGTCTTGGTATTTGGTGATGAACGACATACCACTGCCCGACGACACATTTAGCGGGGGAGCGTTCATCAAATCGGCCACATTGGCCAGCGTATCGGCCAGCCCGGAAACACCACCAATTATTTTACCCGCGGATGTGGGATCCCCCGCAATAGCACCAACACCTCCACTTAACACAGACAACGTGTCTTTAAGAACACCAAGGCCAAATCTGTTTTTAGAAGTTGCCCAGTAGTTTAAATATGCGGGGGTGTTTATAGCTGGGTAAGGAACGCCTGTGTATATCATCTGTGTGTCTTCATCGTTTAACCCGTTGTAATTGTCAGCGACAAGTCTAAGTGCAGTTTCGGGAAATGAGACATATTGAACGGTAAACCCTATACTTGAAGTATTTGCACTTTCTTCAAATTTAAAGTCATGTGAAACACCATCATTAGACAAAACTCTTGCGAATGAATAAGGGTATGTACGAAGTTTATTATTTTTAGGGGTGTACCCGTCAAGGTCTGACGGGTTGTAAACAACATAATCTGTTTTAATCGGCGCATAATATAAAAACACCGATATAATAGAATCTACGCCGTTATCTGAAATATAATTGTTTATTTTTTCGGCGATTTGTGCGTATGTATAGGTTGACAGGTACCATCTCGTAAGGTAGGCATTTGTAAACACACCATCTATGGTGGTTCCTGCTGGTTCTGCACCGCTTAGAGTTTTAGATGACAACATTCCAACGCCATCAGGTTGGGGGCTCACCTTCCCAACGCTTGTATATCTGTAATCTGTGATGTTAAACGATTCAGGCATTAAATTGGTGTATAGTTCATCACTAACGCTATGTTCTCTAAGCACCAACCCCGGTTGAATGGTCATATCAAAAAACCATGTCTGAATTTCATCTAATTCTAATGTTAATTCGGTTGTGGCGTTGCTCAACATGGTTCGATTAGTGATAAACGCATAAAACCATTTTGAAGTATACGATGAATTCTGAAACATTACATAGTTACAGTCGTTTAACAAATCGACAGGGATGTTGACCTTAATCGAATTATTAAATGAACGAACATAGTTTTGATCGTCAAGGGTAAATGAAAATGTTCCTAAACTACCGAGCGTTGTGTTTGGTTTAACTTTCGCGCTGAAATAACTGGTCTGTGCAGACACACTCGAAAAATAGAGCGTGTCTGCATAACCAGTTGAAAGAGGAACATTCGTCAATATTTTTATAATTGAATTAGGTGCGATATACATTATTGTACGGTAATTGTTGCCGTTCCTTTTTTAGACGTGTCAAAGGTTGAAGTGGCTGTGATGGTAACACTCGACCCTGAAATGTCAGAGGCGATTGTTACAAACCCGCGCGAGTCCACGGTGGCCTTCGCATTGTTGGATGACCAGGTCACGGACTGAGGGGCAAAGTCGCTTGTTTGAACAACGGCAGTAAGCTGTACACTTCCACCTTTAGCCACAGTCGCCGTTGACGGTGAAACGGTCACGGAGGTGACAGCGGGGGTTCCGGTGGTAAATACGGCCGCGTTCGCAAAGGGCGACACGCTCATCACCTTCCACGTGTGCAGGAAATAATTCCAATACAGCCCCTTGCCGTTAAAGTTTTCAGTAAATTGCATCATTTGGTCATATACCATAAACCAATTTTTATCTACAATAACCGCGGGAATTAAATTGAGGGATGTCAAATCGTCCGACCCTATTTCCTCATACGCCGGGTCGTCATAAAACAACTCATTAAGGCGGGCGGTGTCTAAATTACCGAACCCATCAACCAAAATAACATGGCCCATAAATTCGGCCTTATCCATATTGAAAGCCGTTGCCAGCACTTCAACGTTCATCTGGCTTTCAGTGGCGGTGTCGATAATGAGATATTGGTCATCTTTAAGAGTTGAAGTATAAACACCAGCAACATTATGTTTGTTGGAATAAAAGGTCAAATCGTTGCTAATTGACTTAAAAGCTGTAACATCCTCACTAATCGTACCACTAACACTGATAATTTCCATTTGGCCGTTAATAATGGCTTTTGCAATTAGATATTTCATGGTCTGGTATTCATCATAATTCATTGATGTGTATAATGAATCGGTGATTTTTGCTATTAAGTCAGATATACCATCCCATGATAAAAATGCAGAGCGCAACTGGTCATTTTGAATTGTTACAGGGTAAAGCTTCTTATAGTTTACAACATGAAACGCGCTTTTTACGTCCGGAATGTTGCGCGAAAAAATTGATGTTTCTGAATCTTCGGGGTTGTAATTCTGGACGTTGGCAATATTTACGAATAACTCTTCGACGGTCTCTCCGAACTCCATAACGCCCTTTTTAAATACAGACCACGGATTTTGATATGATTTGGACGTGACAATAACAAGGCCGATTCTTCCAATGAGCGCGTTTAAAAACTCGTTTTGAAGTGCGGGGTAGTCCATAATAATGGCGCCAATACCACGAATTGAATCGCCGTCCTCTGTCGCGTATGGCACATAGTTTCGATAGTCTATGGTTGCCGAATTTCTAATCGCATTTAAAATATTCACACTGGAATTAGTGAGTGTTACAGGCTGCGGAACATTTGCCATTATTTGTCACCTCTTTCTTCAAATAAATCATCAATTTTAATTGTTTCAGTTTCCTCAATTTTTTCGCCCTCATCTTCAACCTTTGGGCTTCCAAATCTTTCAATATACCTTTTTCTCCACTTCTTTTCAACCTCTTCAACGTCACCGCTTGCACGTGACAATTCGTCAAATGTGTCTGAAATATCTTCTACAATTTTAACTTTTTCTTCGGTTAGCTCGCCCTCGTCGAAAATCGCGGAAAGTCTGGACAAAATGTCTTCTTTACTTGTCTTCATTGTTTATCCTTTCTAATAAAATATTTATAACATTTGTGTTATTATTGATTGCTTCTGTAAGCTCATCAACCTCTTTTCGGTGAGCGTCTATCAGCTTATTCACATAATATAGCAACACACAGCACATAGCGACGGGAAAGCCTGCTGTGTTTATTAAAGTGATAATGTTTTCCATCAAAACCCTCCTTTCTTATATTATATCACAAAACTTTTTCTTGTCAATCCTTGACATATATTTATTTTGTGTTATAATAAAGTATGGAATTTTATAATGGAAATAAGTTATTAAATACAAAAGACCTAAATAAAAACACCCCGGAAATATTTATTGTCACATCAAACAGAAGTGCAGGAAAAACAACGTTTTTCAATAAGCATGTGATTGATAATTTTAAGCGTGACGGGTCTCAATTTGTTGTACTTTATAGAACAGGTTATGAATTGTCAGACGCGCATATTGCGTTTTGGAATGACATTCACGACTTATATTTTCCATATGATGAAATGACGTCAAAACCATACGCCAAGGGGTTGTATTATTCACTGCTGTTGAATGGTGAAACATGTGGATTCGCCCTTTCAATCAATCAAGCAACAAAATTAAAAAATCGTTCCCATGTCTTTAAAAACGTGACAACGATATTATTCGATGAATTTCAAGAAGAATATGACAACTATCTACCCGGCGAAGTGGAAAAGGTGAGAAGCATTCACACTTCAATCGCAAGAAGGGCTGGGGAGCCGTCAAGGTATGTTAAGCTTGTTCTAATTGGGAATACGTTGAATCTATTGAACCCTTATTATTCCTCCCTACACATCACAGAAAGAATAAGGCCAAACACAAAATTTCTGCGAGGGAAGGGTTGGGTGTGTGAATTTAATTTTAATAATCATGCTGCAAATTCTCTGAAAAATTCTACCTTTAACTCTGCCTTTGACGATGAATACAGTAAATATGAATCAGAGGGTGTATATCTTAATAATTCAGTGGCACTCATTGATAAACCGTCTGGAAAAAATTCTTACTTGCTAACAATAACTTATAAGGGTGAAACGTTCGGGGTTTTCTTTTATTATGACCTTAATATCATTTATATATCGCAAAAATATGACAAAAATTGTAATGACGTATTAGACTACACAAACACATATCTTAATTGTTCCACCAAGCATAAGATGGTGAGGGATTTTTTTCATCGTGGTTTAATAAGGTTTTCAAACATTGGCGTGAAAGAAAAAATTTTGAGTGCTTTATCAATTCGTTAATATCGCCGCGTATTTTATTGGGTGCTAAGCCTTAAATGGTTCCAATAATTTTTCGTTTAGCAAACGTGCGCGGCGCTATTATAAAGGGCGGCTATACCGCCCTTATTTTATATGTTGTTTCTGATAATATCACGCCACCCCTTATTCGTTTGGGGGCTAATTTTCCCGGTATTTCCAGTCCCACCTTAAAATCTGTTAGATTTCGTTTAACATTTACAAATTCGCGCTCTTCGTCGCTTAATGGTTCTTGTATGTCACCGGTTAAAGACATTTTCATCAACTCTTTCCCCCTTTCATTTAGACCGGCGCATTTTATTTCCATCTTATCCCCAACCTCAATATAACATTTGGGCCTTACAAAAATTGCCTTGTCCCAATCCGCTTCAATTTTCCAGTGTAAAAGTTTTTTATCATCAACAGCTATGTTTTTGTATTCCCCCTCTAACAAATGGCACGAATCTGTGTCGCTATAACAGAACAAATCATAGTTGTCCTGTGCGTGGGTGATTGTAAAATTTCGAGCGTAAGCGGTTATTGCAGACCCTATCGCTATGTATTCGGGTTCCTTGTCTTCCCCTTTAACCACATCATATTTCACAACACCGTCATCAAGCCTTGGTATTTTGTGGTCACGTCGTCCGTTTGCCGCCGTCTTTCCGTATAATGAGTTTAAAAATAGCTTTGCAATTGTTCTACGCCCACCACTATATTTAATTTTTTCGTCAACCCATTTATCAACATACTCGTCGAAAATTCCTGCCATAGCGTAAAAATAGCACCCATACAAAACTTTTTCGTATATAACATCATAATGCTTATGAAACAATTCATAGTCTGTCATTGTCATAACACATTCAAAATAAACCGGCTCTTCCACACCGTCAACCACCACAGTATCAACCTCATTCCCTTTATAGCAATAGTCGCTTGACGTTAGCCATTTAATTCCGCCATACCTCATACTGCCTCCACTCGCCACCGTGGGTAAGTGAGAATTTTTAATTTTGAATTTAGTCTTTATTTTCACAAAATAATACATCGATGAATTTTTTACTTGGGGTGGTATCTCACCCTCGAAAAAAAAAGGCTTACATACAGGATAAACACACCCAGAACAACTGTGCATTACACTCGGATATAAGCTATTAACGTCAAATGTTTTCCCTTTACCAACCTCTCGTCCCTGTATTTTGGGATTAACATAACACCACCCACCTTTGTAGCTTTTTCGTATAAATTCGTCGGCGTTTTTTTCATCAAAATAGTCTGGTGTTTCAATTTCTTCTAAATTCGGGAACCACTCGCGATAATCTCTACCATAAAACGTTTTTTTAAATTCACTTAGGGCTGCTGATGATATTGTGGTTTTGGTCGTCACAGCAAACATATGTTGTAAACTTTCAGCCAGCACCAACAAATCGTTTTTTAAATAGTGTGCTTCACGCTCTGTAATCACACCGCCTGCCCTTCTAAACCCTTTATATTCAATCGTGCTTTTTCTGTGTTCTGTATTAAAGGCCTCGCCCATATCTTCGATGGAAAGCGGTATTAACTTGAGCGAATCGCGAATTGATATTATATTTTTGGGTGTGGTTATTGTGATATTAAACCACAATCCCGCGTCCGATATCACACATTTAAATGTTTTTTTCTTTTTGCGGCCACCCTCGTAATATTTGTATTTCAATTCATTCAGTAAATATGAGACATAAAATTCACCGTCAAATCTTAAGTTGTGATAATATATGACAACATCCTCACCGACGTTTTCAAGATATGAAAATGTTTTACCGATACTGTTATGAATAACACAACTTAAATCTGATATGTTGCAAATACCACTGGCCCACACTTCTGTATATTCTTGTCCATCATACACCGTCGTTTCAAAATCCCCAACTAAAATTATACTCATCGGATAGTTTGCTCCTGATTTCACCAATTTAATCTTCGTCAACAAAATTAGCTGACAAAGAACGCACATATTAGTCTATTTCCCAGCTCACACTTCTGACCCAATTCCTGTGATCTTTTTGAAGATCTGTGCATCAAATTCGGGTAATGAACGGATGTAGCCCAGCATTTCGGCTGGCATATCACACCATGCTGACTCCGTGTCATTTTCTCGTAGCTCAGGCCAACAAATCTCTGTCCATTCTTTACCTTCTTTCAACATCGTTATGTTGTCCCACTTTGGAATGTAATGAAAGCCACCGATGTGGTTTAAAACCTCTACAGCTCTCTGCTCGGTTGTTTCTCTATTGAATATATGATAAGCAATTCCATTCTTTTTGTGACAAAATACAGATAAATAAGCCCCCTTACATTGTAATAGTCCATAACACATTGATGTGCCGTTCGAGCAGTTGTTACCGTCCGAGCAGCTGTTGCCGTCCGAGTAGTTGTTACCGTCCGAGCAGCTGTTACCGTTCGAGTGGTTGTTGCCGTTCGAGAAGTTGTTACCGTCCGAGCAGTTGTTACCGTCCGATAACATTTTCATAAAGTCCATGAATTCGAATTCTTCCACGAACTCAATGATTTGTGCGCAAGACTTCTCCTTCTCTTTATCCTGTGCCACCTTACCATAAGCCTTGACTTTAAAATATCGATTGTATCCGAGCGGTTCATAAAACCTAGTTATATGTGCCGGGTTTTCACAAAAATGTGCCCCGTTTTTGCAAATGATGGGGCCCCCCTCACACTTCCACACCGATTTGGTTATGTTCTCACCTTTTTTTCCATAAGTAAACCCGACTTCTCCTTTGGTTGACCCGTCATATTTAATAACCTTGTAGCCCTCCGCAATTGGGGTTAGTCCTTCAATTTCACTGTGATGAATTCGTTTCATTCCCTTACTCCTTTAGTTTGTGGTAATAACTCTAAAACCTTTCTTACAAACCTTTCTACACTTCGCGTATATGATTGTGCGTCTGTTTCGTTGTATAATTCATCTGCTGTTATTGTTTCGCCCGCTTTTTCTGCTTCATCTATCAACCGCCCTGCATTTTCATTTCCATACACCTCTGCAATGCCCTCAAAAAACTCAAGCAGGATTGGGGCACCCTCTGCCTTACGATTAGACGTTGCCTCAAAATCTCTTATATATGAAATTGTGTTAAAATAAATCAACTCATAAATGTTGGGCGGTGTCTGTGGTCCCGACTTTGTTTTAACCCCGAACGACCTACCACGTGCATATAAGCCTGGATAAACATCGCCTGTTTGTGGGTTGGGTTTAAAGGATTGCGCGTATATGTATAATGTGTCGTATTTTGCAGGTAACTTGATGTTCTCAGGGACGACATAACCAGACTTTCTAAGTCTTGATATGGTCTTCTTATATTTTTTTAACACCTCGCCCTTTGCGCGACCCCTTGACCGACCAAGCTTAACATATGTTTCAACATACTTTTTTGCCTGTTTCTCACTTATGTTTTCTGGGTATGGTATGTCACCGTATTTCTTTGCATATTTGTCTAAACTAATCATATCAATCCTAACCCCACACTATAACCAACCAAATAACATATTGTTGACAGCGCCAACATTATTAGTATCATTGCGTATAATGTTCTATCCATAATTACCACCCTTTCTTAGGTCT